TACATGGCGGTAGAAAAGAAAAAGATTTATATTGCAGGGTCGGGAGGTATGCTTGGTGATGCATTCTATAAAATTTTTAGTTCGGATTATGAATTGAAATGTACTGATATAGATTTAAATGCAGAGTGGTTATCTTATCTAGATTTCCGATATATAGATGCATATACAGCAGACGTTATGGCATTTAAACCTGACTATCTATTTCATGTAGGTGCGCATACTGATCTTGAGTATTGTGAAGATAATGTTGATGACACTTACATGACAAATACGTTATCGGTAGAAAATGCAGTATATATTTCTAATAAACTTAATATACCTCTTCTGTATATCTCTACAGCAGGAATATTTGACGGTAAGAAAGAAGAATATGATGATTGGGATATACCTAACCCCCTAGGTCACTACGCCAGGAGTAAATATGCTGGTGAGCTGTTTGTAGAGAAGAACTCTAAAAGGTATTTAATTTGTAGAGCAGGGTGGATGATGGGAGCCGGTCCCAGTAAGGATAAAAAGTTTATTAATAAAATAATGGCTAAATTAAAGAGCGGTGAAAAAGAACTCTTTATTGAAAATAAGCTAGGTACGCCAACCTACACATACGACTTTGCGAAATGTGTGAAGGGTCTATTAGAAAAAGAATATTGGGGTCTGTACAATATGGTTTGTAGTGGGGCTACTGGTAGGTATGAGGTAGCACAAGAGCTAGTTAAAATACACGGGCTTGAAAACGACGTAAAGATTACACTTGTTGGTGCAGACTACTGGGCTAAAGAATACTTTGCAGCCAGACCAGATTGCGAGCGATTGGTGGATAAAAAGTTAAAATTAAGAGGCATGAATTTTATGAGACACTGGAAAGTGTGCTTAAAAGAATACATGCAAACACATTATGCAAACTACTTGGAATAATTATGCATTCAGAATATAAAATATCAGTTGTGTGTCCCATCTATACAATAAGGGATCAATTAGGGTCAAGATTTCTTGTCGAATATCTTACTATGTTAACACATCAAACGTTTAAGAATTTTAATGTCATTGTTTCTGATCAAAGTGACGATAATATTTTTGAAGATATATGTAAGTCTTTTTCTGACACCCTTAATATTAAGCATGTAAGAAATGCAGGTGCCAAGGGCATTTGTAATAATATTAATGTTGGTATGAGGCACGCAACAGGTGAGATTATAAAGATCTTGCACGTAGATGATTTCTTTTACAACAATGGTGCACTCGGACAAATTGCGCATGCGTTCGATCACAACCCTGGTAAATGGTTAATTGGTGGATTTTGTACCAGTGATCAAGAAAGAAGTAAAGTATACAATGCGAGATTACCCCGATATGATAATGCTGTTGTTAATGGAGATAATTCTACAGGTAATCAATCTAACTACGCTATACGAAGAGAGTTTGCAATAGAGATGGATGAATCTCTTCTATTCTTATGTGATGGTGAGTTTTTCTATCGTTCATACTACCACTACGGTATGCCTATTATGATCAATGATATTTTAATATGTTTTAGAGAACATTATGCATCGACGTACTTAATGCTTTTAAAACAAGAGCCCGTAACCCAGCTTGAGGTCAAAGAACGGCAGTATTGTGTAGATAAATTTAATAAACCCGTGGAACATAAACTCGTATGCTACCTAAACTAATTCATAAAAACTTTACAAAGAGTAATACTAATTTTTTATTCTTTAATGCTGATGATGGCCTGTCAAATGCTATGATCCGGGATGGGGGAGATTGGGAGGAGCATATTAAAGAAAAAAGTAGAGAGCTTCTTAAGGGGGTAGATCAACCTACAGTTCTTGACATAGGTGCAAATCTTGGTGCCTATTGTATACCCATTGCAAAAGAAATACAGAGTAAGGGCGGTACGGTGCATGTATTTGAACCTCAAAGAATTGTGTATTACCAGTTGTGTGCTAACATAGTCCTTAATAGATTAGATAATGTTTATGCTTTTAATCAAGCAGTGGGTGACTACGATGGTATGATTAACATTCCGGATATTAATTATGAACATAACCCAAATATAGGGGCTTTTTCTTTCGTTAAACAATATCGAGATGCCCATGGTCTTGGACCATCCATGTCTGTAAATAATACCCAGGTACCTATCATTCAGCTTGATAGTTTGACGCTACCGACGCAGGTTGACCTCATTAAAATAGATGTTGAAGGGTTTGAGATAAATGTACTTCGTGGGTCTGCCGACTTCTTAATGCGTAACGGGTACCCCCCTATCCTATTTGAAGTATGGAACTTCGAATGGTTTAAGGAAGGTAAGCAAGAGATCTTTGATTGGTTAGTAAGTGCTGGGTATGAAATTACCTCGTTAAATGGTATTGATCATCTAGCGAAACACCCATAACTGTGGTACTACAGGAAGGATGAGCGTATAATATCTAATTATGAGAGGATTATATGAAATTTGGTAATGAAACTATTGCGCTACTAAAGAACTTTGCGTCTATTAATACGAACATCGTCTTTAAGCCTGGTGATAATGTGAGTACTATATCTAATGCAAAGAATATCTTTGTAAAGGCTACCATTAAGGAAGCTATACCTAATGAGTTTGCGGTGTATGATTTAAACTCTATGCTAGCGATGCTCACGCTAATGGATAACCAAGAGGTTGAGTTTAGTGATAAGTGTCTTGTAGTTACAAGCCCGATGGGTAAATTTGAATACTATTATTCTAATGCAGATATTGTAACAGCGGCTCCTGCAGGGGAAATTGAACATACCGATGTTTATAAGTTTAAACTTACTGCTGAAGATGTTCAAATGATTATGAAAGCGGCTGCTATTACAGGAGCGCCTACTGTAACTGTATCCTGTAAGAATCAAGAAGTTACATTATCGGTTAGTGATCGTAAAAATGATACAGCTGCTAACTTTAAGAAGCAGATTGGAACCTCCTTTGAAAATTTTGATATCTTTATTGCAGTAGAGAACTTAAAAGTTATTCCTGATGCTTATGAGGTAACTGTAGCTAAGACTCCTAATGGTAAGGCAAAGTTCCTTCACTTTAAGCATGAATCAAAACAACTACAATACTGGATAGCCGCCGAACCTGGTTCAGTTGTTTAACCTAGGATTACATTATGAACGAACACTTTCTCTTTGTTGAGAAGTATAGGCCGCGGACTATTAATGAGTGTATCTTACCTGAGGATCAAAAGCAGTTCTTTAATCAGCTAGTTGCAAAGGGTGAGATACAGAATATGCTTCTGTGTGGTACTGCTGGTACTGGTAAGACAACGGTAGCGAGAGCTTTATGTGAAGAGCTTAAGACTGATTATATTATCATCAACGGATCGGAAGAGTCCGGTATCGATGTCCTTCGGACTAAGATTAAATCTTTTGCATCTACGGTATCCTTTACCGGCAACACCAAGGTTGTTATACTAGATGAGGCTGACTACTTAAACCCTAATTCAACTCAACCTGCACTTCGTGGATTCATAGAAGAGTTTGCATCTAATTGCAGATTCATCTTAACGTGCAATTTTAAAAATCGTATCATACCGCCCTTGCATTCAAGGTGCGCTGTAATTGAGTTTAAGATTCCTAATGCTAGTAAGCCAACTATTGCTACAGATTTCTTTAGACGAGTATGCAGTATATTGGATCAAGAACTTATACCTTTTGATCCGAAGGTAATTGCTAAAGTAGTACAAAAGCACTTCCCTGACTTCCGTAGAACTTTAAATGAACTTCAGCGCTATTCTCAATCAGGATCTATTGATGAAGGTATTCTTGTTAGTGTAAGTGAAGCTAATATGAAAGACCTGGTCGATTCTATAAAAGATAAAGACTGGAAGAAGATGAGGGGATGGGTTGTTAATAATTTAGATAATGACCCTGTATCTTTATTTCGTAAAATTTATGATACCTTTATTCCCCTAACTAATCAGGTACCTCAGTTAGTACTTACAATTGCTGACTACCAATATAAATCTGCGTTTGTCTCTGACCAGGAAATTAACTTGGTAGCGTGTCTAACCGAAATTATGGCAAGCGTGGAGATAAAATGAAGGATATATTACTAAATACATATGACTGGATATACGATGACTATTGCACTCATCCTCTTAGGTTCTGCATTGAGTTGCTTGCTTGGGCTATTAGTATTGGCTGTTCGATTACCATGGCTCTCACTGTCCCCAACCCGCCTTTACTTGCTTTGTACCCTGTTTGGATTGTCGGCTGCAGTCTCTATGCTTGGGCTGCTTATAGTAGGAAATCTTTTGGGATGCTGGCTAACTACCTGCTTCTGGTAACCATTGACTCGGTCGGCCTTACGAGGATGTTATGGACATAAATAAAGTTTTTGGTCAGGGAGTAGCGGAGGGTATCACTGAGGTGTATAAAGAGCCATCAATGTCTCCTTTTGATTTTATAAATGCAATTACCTTTAATAAGAACGATTTAATCGTCGATGAATGGTCAGAAAAACAATACATTCCTTACATTATTAATAAGGGTCTATCGTATGGGGTCGATACAGTAATTCCAGCTAATGAGATGAATGCGCGCCCACATATCGGTAAGAAACTCCAATTCCAATTTTTAATAAATAGTATTAGACCTAGAAAACGCTTTAACAAGTGGATAAAGGCTGAAAAGATTGAATCGATAGAAGTAATTAAGACATACTATGGCTATAGCACTGAGAAAGCCCGCCAGGTACTCCCCCTTCTTGATCAGTCAAAAATTGACTACTTAAAACAAAAATTAGAAAAAGGTGGGATTTATAATGTCAAACGAGTATTTCAAGATTGACCTACCAGGCTATACCCCCCTAGAAGTAACTCTTTCCCAACCTGATGACTTTCTTAAAGTGCGTGAGACACTTACCCGTATTGGTGTAGCATCTAGAAAAGATAAGATACTATATCAATCTTGCCACATATTGCATAAACAAGGGAAGTACTATATAGTACACTTCAAAGAATTGTTTGCACTTGATGGTAAGTCAACCGATCTTACAGAGAATGATATAGAACGTAGAAATACTATTACAAAATTATTATCTGATTGGGGTTTAGTAAAGGTGATCGATATAAATAATATGACGGAACAAGCACCTCTCTCGCAGATTAAAGTAATTGCGTTTAAAGATAAAGGTGAATGGGACCTTCAGACAAAATATAATATTGGCAAGAAAAAGACCGAAAGTTCTTATTAAGTTGCCTATATAAAACGTATCCCAGGGATGGGAACGTGAACGACTCCACTACCTTAGGGGCGTCTAAAGCCGGTATCACGTTAGGGTACCCCTGCAGTCGGTAAGCAGGATTTTATCGCTATGCCTTCGGGGTAGCAAATTTTAACTCGCTTAATAGGAGAACTATATGTTTTACGCAAACATGGCTATCGATTCAATTCAAGACGCCAAAATCAACTTCCTCAAACAAACAGTCAAGGAAGATTCCCTTCAAAAACCCCTAGTCGATTTTGTAGAAGCACAACGTGTTTTTACAAAACAAGTTGCTAAGTCTTCTAACGATGTGATGAACATTGCTGCAGAAACTTTTGCAAATTCGATTTCTGGCATAACAAATAAAAAAGGAGAATCAAAATGACATTTGTTAAAGATGTATTTGGGCGCGATATGTTCAAAGACTTTGATAAACTTTATGTAGGCTT